CTATCGAACTCTTAAATGATTATGATAGGTAAAATAATCATATCTTTGGTTTGGGTTTTTTGGATACTGGCAATGTCTACCGTTGAAGGACAAGATCCTTCTGCTGTATCTCAAGATGATTATGATTCGCTTCATGCAGAAGTGATTGAGTTACGAAAAATTAAAAAGATACATCAACAAATGCTTCCGCAAGGTGAGAAGAACTATAAGATGAAGGATGAATATTTTCCTGCTTATGGTTCTACTCTTGCAAGAGTGAAAAAAAGAGGATATATTATTTGTGGAACTTATCCCGATTTTCCCGGCTTTTCGGAAGAGGTAGAAGAGGCCGAAGAAAGTAAAGTTTGGGTTGGGTTTGATATAGATATATGTCGGGCAGTTGCCTCTGCTGTTTTTGGTAATCGTTGGCAGATTCAATTCATAGGCATCAATGGAAGAACACGATTTGAACGATTGATGGATGGATCAATTGATGTTCTTTCTGCAGCAACAACATGGACATTTTCTAGAGATGTAGAAAAGAAACTTGAATATGTTGCAACCACATATTATGATGGTCAAGGATTTATGGTACGAAAAAATCTTGGGGTTTCTTCTGCAAAACAACTGGTCGGTGCATCGGTCTGTTTTAGTGAATCATCAACAGCTGCACAGAATATAAGAGATTTTTTTGAATATCATGAAATAAGATTTGTTCCAATAGAAATATCTGCTGACCAAAGTGTAAAAGAATTGTATGCGGCCGGAAAATGTGATATGTATGGTACTGACAGATCTGGATTAGCATCAAACCGATTGAGTTTCGATGATCCAGAACGACACATGATTCTTCCAGAAGTTATTTCCAAAGAACCTCTCGGCCCAGTTGTCAAGTACGGAGATCAACAATGGGCAGACATTGTTCGTTGGTCAGTATTTGTTCTTTTCCTTGCAGAAGAAATGGGAATCACACAAGACAATATTGATGGATTTAAACAACATAAAAATCCTTCAATTCAACGATTTATGGGTGAACGAAATGGAGAAGAACATCCGAATTTGGGGATAAAATTAGGATTGGATAAGTTGTGGGCATATTATATCATTAAACAACTTGGTAATTATAAAGAGATATATGAACGCAATGTAGGTATAAATACTCCGATTGGATTGAATCGGGGATTAAATAAATTATATATTCATGGAGGATTATTGTATGCACCACCATTAAGGTAAAAATACATGTCACACGTTACCCCATATTCAAAGTCTGAAGAAATTCTTGAAGACGGAGAATCAAAAACAAATTGTTTTGAGGCAGTACCAGAAAATCGTACTGCTGTAGATAATATCCTACGTGTTAATCATGGCAATCAAATGAGATTAGGATTGATGGCAGATGCAAAGGCAAATATTATGATTACTGTAGCATCTATTGTATTTTCAATAACCATTGCAAATTTGGATAATGAAGCAATGAAATGGCCATTACTTACATTTGCTATCGGTAGTTTTTTTGCTTTATTATTTGCAATTTTTGCAATTATACCAAACACAGATTATCCTAAAAAGAAAGGTTCTGAGGAAATAGACAGGGATTCACCACTATTCAATCCTTTGTTTTTTGGACATTTTGCACACTTACCGATAGAAGAATATAAAGAAGATTACGCAAAAACTTTGATGACCGATGATAAGGTATATGATGCAATGGCTGGAGATATTTACGGGCAAGGAAAAGTTCTTGCACTTGGTAAGTATAAATTTCTCAAATGGTCTTATATGTGTTTTCTTTGGGGAATGTCTGCTGCAATTGTGGTGTTTCTCATTCAAAATATTGTTTAAATTTTAGGAATTGCAATGCCAGAACATGGAACTTACTTAGGAAACCCCTTACTCAAATCCGCATATGTTCATCAAGATTGGACAGAGGAACAGGTAGGCGAATATGTCCGATGTCAACAAGACCCTCTTCATTTCATAACTGAACATATTAGAATTGTTTCTCTTGATGAAGGATTAGTAAATTTTGATCTCAGGGATTATCAAGAGGACATGATTGACAGATTTCACAATGAACGATTTGTGATTTGTAAAATGGCTCGTCAATCTGGTAAATCAACTACCATCCTTGCATACCTCCTTCATTACATCCTTTTCAACGAAAATGTTTCGGTTGCAGTTCTTGCAAACAAAAAAGCAACTGCAATGGAACTTCTTGGAAGATTGCAACTTGCATACGAACACATGCCGAAGTGGTTGCAACAAGGAATTTTGATATGGAACAAGGGAAACATCGAACTGGAAAATGGCTCGAAAATTCTTGCTAGTTCTACTTCTGGTTCTGCAATTCGAGGTGGTTCATTCAACATCATTTTCTTAGATGAATTTGCATTCGTTCCTCAAAATATTTCCGAAGAGTTTTTCAGTTCTGTTTATCCTACAATTTCTTCTGGTAAAACAACAAAGGTATTCATTGTTTCAACTCCAAATGGCATGAATTTGTTTTATAAGTTATGGACGGATGCAGAAGAAAAACAGAATGATTATTCCCCTATTTCGGTTCATTGGTCACAAGTTCCAGACAGGGATGAAGAATGGAAAGAGAAGACAATACGGAATACCTCAGAACGACAGTTTCAACAAGAGTTTGAATGCTCTTTCTTAGGTAGTTCTAATACTCTCATTTCAACTGATAAGTTGATGTCTATGCCGTTTAAACAACCAATATATCAACATGAAGGGTTGGATATTTACCAAGAGCCCGTGATGAACCACACTTACGTTATGGTGTGTGATGTTGCAAGGGGGGTAGGTTTAGACTACTCTGCGTTCTCTATTTTCGATGTAACTAAACAACCTTATCGCCAAGTTGGGAAATATCGGAAAAATGACATATCACCGATGTTGTATCCAAATATAATTTACACGGCTGCAAAGAAATATAACGAAGCATTTGTTCTGGTAGAAGTGAATGACATCGGACAACAAGTGGCTGATATTCTCTATCACGATATGGAATACGAAAACATGATGATGGTTACGATGCATGGAAGAAATGGACAACAAATTGGCGGTGGTTTTTCCAAAAACGTTTCTATGGGAATTCGCACCACAAAACAAGTCAAACGAATTGGTTGTGCGACACTCAAAGATTTGATTGAAAGAAACAATTTAATTATAGAAGATTTCGATACAATAAGTGAGTTGACAACTTTTATCGGAAAGAGTACATCATGGGAAGCGGATGATGGTGCTCACGATGATTTAGTGATGGGATGTGTCCTTTTTTCTTGGTTAGTACAACAAAGATATTTCAAAGAATTGACAGACCAAGATATTCGGGAAAAAATGTTTGCAGAACAAATGAAAATGATTGAGGAAGAATTGGTTCCTTTTGGAATTATTAATGATGGTAATGATCCAGATGAATTCCAAATTCCAGGCGATGATAATGTTTGGAAACCGGCCAATGATAAAAATCAATATGAATATTTTTAGAGGTATTCTTTTTTCTTAGTCTCCAATTCAAATCCAAAATCGTCTTCTTCTTTTGTTACTTCAGTATTCAACAACAAAAGTAACGCATCTATTTCTTTTTCTAATTCTGGTCGAACATTACGGAGTCGAAAGAGATATTTGACACTTTCTTTCTCAATCATTTCTTTACTAACACGAACTGAACTATAACTTTTTTTATTTTGACTTTTGGTTTGAAGTACAAGATGATCTGGATTTACACAACCATTATTTTCACAAGTTTGATGAACAACCATATTTTCAGCAATATTTCCTTTGTGTAAGAGATATGAAAATCGGTGTGCGGGCATAGATTTTCCATCAATCGAAAACATACCATACCCCTGTTTTTGTCTGGCTGCATTCCAAACGTGACAGTCGTTGGTTTTATTGACTTTTATGTTAAAACGTTCTATTGCTTTTTGTGGAAACTTCATGTTTATCGTACACTAAATATTATTCATCAATTACTGTTATTTATAAATATTCTGTAAGAACAAATGTAATGTTCTAAAGAAACTCAATAAAATTTATATGGAGAACAAAGATGGCCTTTCAAGTAAGTCCAGGCGTAAATACCTCAGAAATTGATCTGACTAATGTAGTAGTCGGTGCAGGAACCTCTACT